ACTAAGGTACGGCTAATCAATAACGGTAACGCAGCAGTAGGATTACCTTGTGGTACTACAGGTACAGTGCTTGAAGATAGTCCATGCCCGTTTGTGCGTTGGGATGTTCCAGAATCTAACAAATTACATGCCGGTGGTTCACTGGATGGTATTCACCGTAACTATGCTGTGTATATAGGTGATATCGAAGTAATCGAGGAGTAAATATGCTACACCACAGTGAATGGTTGTCTAAGGCTAAGGCTGTACCTGTAGGTCAGAAGCGTAGGGTACATCATGGCTGTGGTGTTACTGCAAGCATGGATGTATGGCATAACGCTGATTCTTGGTCAGCGTATTGTCATCGTTGCCATGACCACAGTAAGGTATACAAAGAGTTCCTTACACCTGTGCCTAAGGACGTAGTGGTATATAGGAAGTACTGCAATTCAGCAGACCTCCTAGAACTCGCTGTATTGCGTTCTAAGCACCCTGATTGGTTCAGACGTATGATCGTACTACTACAGGCTAAAGGTGTGTCTACGGCTCTACTAGAGGGCGTAGGAGCTAGACTACGGTATAACTTCAAAGATCACAGACTTGTGCTGACATTTGACGGTGTTGATATAGGTCGGGACTGCATTGGTAGTAGTCCTGCTAAATGGTTGAAGTACTACCGTGAGAACGGCAGGAGCTTTGTGTACTTGCAAGGCAAACACGTATCTGATACTCGTGTCGTTATTACTGAAGATGTGTTCAGTGCTGCTAAGATAACGTACTACACTGGGTTATCTAGTATGTGCTTACTTGGTACAGGTCTTGATGATACGAAAGTCAAGACCTTACTATGTAAATCCGTTGTGATATGCACTGATGGTGATGCTGCTGGTTACAAAGCAGCTAAAGAAATTAAACAGCGTTTACAAGTACTTAATGTACCTTGTACCCTAAAGATTAAAGATGGGTTAGACCCTAAAGATATGTCCCCTTATGAACTAATGGAGTTCTTGTTATGAACCGCAAAATTAATTTAGTAGTAAAGAGTGAGAAGCAGTACAATAAAGCAATTAAGAAGTTAGAGGCTATTGGTGCTGTAGGATTCTTCCTAGATGGG